ATGCCGCTGGACAAAGTCTAGTAAAAGGCAACGGTGGTTCAGGCACACTGTTAAAAGGTGATCTAATAAAATTTTCAAATCATGACAAGGTGTATATGATCACAGAAGATATCAATATGGATGCTTCTTCAGAAGACTTTTTTAACATATATCCACCACTGACAACAGCAGTCACAAATTCAACCACAGTGACCTACGACAATGTTCCAATCAAAGTTTATTTTGACAAGGATGAACAAAAATACATAACCCAGGCAGACGGCACTTTCAAATATGAAATAGTAATGAATGAGGAAATCTAATGGCCAGGGAGTTAAAAAATTCATTAGAAACTAAACTAGCCGCAAGATCAGTCTTTGCCGCTGACTTGATTGAATTACATCTATCAACACCTTTATATTTTACATCCACAAACATAGACATTGATTTTGATTCAGACACAGCACCTGATTCAGGTGCAAACACTTACCTTGCACAGGGACAATTTTTATTCTTCAGCAATATAACAGAAAGTTCAGACCTTAGGGTTGGACAGATTGATATGACTTTTACAGCAGTGGATACTACCACATTGGCTTTGCTGATTAACAATTCATATATGAATAAGAGGGTGGTTATCTATCGTGCTGTATTGGATAATGAATACAATTTTACATCAGATGATGTGTTCACAGTTTTTGATGGCAACATCATGGGATATAGCATCAACGAAACAAATGACACAGCCACAGTCACAATAACAGTGGCATCACAGTTTGCAGACTTTGAAAGAACCAGCGGAAGAAAAACAAATCCAGCATCACAGCAGATACATTTTTCCACAGACAAAGGAATGGACTTTTCTGCACAGATTGTTAAGGATTTAAAATGGGGGAGAGCATAATGAACAATTTAAGACTTGAAGATTTCAATGTTAGACACTTTCCTGTATTTGAACAATTGGCATACAGAGCAGTGTTTGAAAGAGGATTTGTTGATGTGGATTTTGACAAACAACATTGGAACACACATCTAAAAAATTTAGTAAGTGTCAACAGCAACATTGTGAGATTATTATTTGCTGGCAATGAATTGGTAGGATTTTATATTTTACAATTACACAACTTACCTTGGAATCACAGAACACAGGCATTGTTCCAATTGATGCATTTGGCACCTGCACACAGAAATAGTGCCACATACAATTCAATGTTTAGAGATGCAGATGCACTTTGTCAATACAACAATGTTGAAAAAATACAAACCACAGACACAGCCATACAAATGGATGAAGGACAAAAATTAAGTTTATTACACAACCACAATTACCATCATATAGACGGTCTTTGGGAGGCAAAAAAAGATGTTTAGCCCTACATACATAAAAGACCTAAACCACCAATATACAGACGTCTCTGTGCGAACAAACACTATTAAAACACTCACGGAACAAGTAATATCCTTCTTAAAAAACTTTGATAGGTTTACCAATATGGATTATGAAACATTATACCAAATGATATCACCATCTATAAGAAACAAACAATATAAAATTTTTAAAAACAAAGAACAAATAACTGGTTTTGCCAATTGGGCATTTGTTAATGACAAGGTGTTAGAAAAGTTTTTTACAACAGGAAAATTAGGCACACTGGATTGGACATCTGGTTTTAAAATGTTATGGGTAGAGGTTGTGACAGAAGGCAAAATGGACACAATGATGAGTTGGATGAAAAATTATTCTGTAAATTTATTAGGAGAAAATGTAAGGATATATTGGATCCGTTCAGAGCAAGATAAAATTAAAAAACAAATGAAAATAAGAACCAAAAGGAACTGGCGATGGGAAGTATAGTAAGGGCCGTAAAAAAGGTCGTAAAATCAGCAGTTAAGATTGTCAGCAAAGTCATAAGTGGTGTTGTGTCAGCAGTGACATCACCATTTGGTATGAATATTGATGTGCCTGATTATGACATAGGGCAAGATCAATCACAAGCCATTCAAGGTGTTTTATTAAACAAGGATTCTGCTATCAGTCACATACCAGTGGTGTATGGAGAAAGACAGGTAGGAGGAACTCGTGTTTTTGTTTCCACAAATGGCACAGATAACAAATATTTGTATGTGGCGTTTGTGATGTCAGAAGGACAAATAAATGCTTTCACAAAATTGTTCATTGATGACAATGAAGTCACATTGAACAGTTATGCCCATGGCACACAGGCAACACCCACAGGTGGAGATTATGCAAGTAAATTAGTAGTGCAATTTTTCGATGGCAGAGACACACAAACAGGATCCAGCCTATTACAAGAGGCACCAGGATGGACTTCAGATCATAGATTGAGTGGATTGGCATATTTGGCATTGAGGTTTGAATGGAAAGGTTTCAACACATCAGATGACCCCAACAACAATCCATATGGTGGTAATGTGCCAGCAATTAAGGCACAGATACAGGGCAAGAAAATTTTTGATCTAGTAAGTGGCTATACTCCTGCATACCAAGGAAGTATTTCGGCAACAAGTGGTTCAGGCACTAGAACAAACACCACAACCACAGCCAATATAACAGGGGTGACTAATCCGCCCACAGCAAACTATTCCAGCACCATTACATTTGCAACAACATCATCTGGAGCAGTGTTTAAATCCACGGCAACAGCCACAGTTTCATCAAGATCCAATGCGGCGGCAAATGAATTTCAATCAGTGCAGGTTAGACAAATTTTAACTAACACTGATACCAGTGCGGTGATCAGTGATATCACAAATGGACCAGTGTCCACTTCGGACCTCAGCAAAGTGACGGCAATTATTTCACAAGATTACGCCTGTCCCACTGCCAATTACACATTAGAAACACAGGTGGCATTAACAGGAAATGGACCACAGGTTGGCATACCCACAGGCACATTTAAAATTTTTGGACAGATGGGTATATCACCTGTTGCGGCACATACCACAGCATACGAATCAGACACATTAACTTTTTCTAAAAATCCAGTCAGTGTGTTGGTAGATTATATGAGAAATCCAAGATTTGGCAAAGGCCTAAGCAACGATGCTTTCAATTGGGACAGCCTAAGGAGTGCGGCTAAATTGTGTGACCAAACAGTCACCTATGCCAACAGCACCACATCCAAAGCATTCACCTGCGACGCTGTTATAGACACTGCCAATTCACTCATGGTCAACTGTAAAATATTGTTGGCAGGATTCAGAGGCATAATGCCCTATCAAGGTGGTAGGTATCATATTAAAGTTGAACACGGTGGAGATGACTCAGACATCACTGCCACACCTACATTGCCAACAACTGTATTCACTGTGACCAATGATGACATAATTGGAGGCTTATCTTTGGAAGGAGAAAGCAAACAGCACAAATGCAACAGATGTGTGGTGACCTATGTGGATCCAGAAGCAGATTATCAACCCAATGACGTCACATATCCAGAAGAAGGATCAACCGATGACACCACTTTCTTGGCCGCAGACAACAGCATTAGATTAGAAAAAAGAGTCACACTGCCAACCATTGCCAACAGAAAAATAGCAGAACAATATGCAAGGGTATTTGTTAAAAGATCAAGAACACAAAAATTTATAGCATTCAATACCACACTGGCTACCACCAACACCACAGTTGGAGATTTGGTTAGGGTTATCAGCACCAACATAGGATTGGACGGCATATTTAGAATCATGGACATCAAGATCAACGCACAAGGCGACATAGAACTGTCAGGAATGGAACATCAATCATCCACTTATGGCATAGGCGCAAGTGGCACAGACTACATTAGGCCCACATTGAGTTTGCCTAATCCTTTACAGGTTCAAGCACCAACAGGACTAACACTTGCATCAGGATCTGTGCATAACTTGGTAGACGAAAACAACAATGTCACTTATAGAATTAGGGTGGACTGGACAGCATCTTCAGATCCTTTTGTGAATGATTATGTGGTGCAGTATAAGAAAAGTTCTGATCCAGATTATGTGACCTTTACACAAACTTCTGAAACTTACACATACATTTCTCCTGTGGCATTGGGCGAATCATACAATGTGAGAGTTTTGGCAAGAAATGAACTCAACAGAAGAAGTGCTTATGTGAGAGTTGACAACCACAAAGTGGTAAGCACATACACACCTGCCAGTGGATCCAGCAGTTCACAATCAGGTGGTTCAATAACAACTATAACAGGAACTTGGAGTCCATAATGGCAAGAACAGGATTTTACGACAGCACACAGGATTTATATCTTCCAAAGGACACACTCACTTGGGCAGACCTAGGAAGTTCACCTTATCAAACTTGGGATTCATACACCACTTGGTATAAAGAATTAACTTCATCCACTGAATTAGAATACACATCAGACATCATTGACTTTGGCTTTGCAAAAAAAGTATATCCTGTTGTGATAGTCACA